CCTTCGTGGGATCGTTGTAAGCATTCTCATAATCAAACTGTTTCTGCCAGTTTGCGTAGTTGATTTCACCTTGTTTTTGCATCTGCTCCAAAGCGTATTGCTGTTGAAGCTTCATTTGCTTCTGCTGGTATTTCCATTGCCTATTGAGCGAAGGTTTAAATAAGCCAGAGGCAACCTGACCGCCGGCTGAAATGCCAGCGGCACCGAGTATAGCGCCAGTGGAGACGGGCTCGACATAGCTCTTGAAATCAATAAGTCTCATACTACGGAAGCGAAAAATTGTTCGAACGAACGACGTAATCTACACGGACAGTGTCGATATGAACACCGTTGCGGTAAACTTTAGCCTGCGCCGAACACGAGGCAAGAAAAAAAGCAGCTAATGCGGCGACTATAGACGAAACAAGCGTCCAAAAAGCCTTCGACTTATAAAAAGATGGCTTAGTGTCAGACATAGGGACAAAATTTAAAGAACGATAGAAAAATGCGCGGCCTCTCCGGCAGTCGTTACCAATAACCTTCAACGATTCACGAACTCTCGGCGAAGGGGTCCGCGCACGTAGCATATATCGTCAAGTAAAGAGTGTACTATTTTTCTTCAGGATTAGGGGTTTTTGGAGCAGGCTTCGATCTATCCAACTCTGAATCAATAAGTTCCTGACCAACCTCGAGGCCGTCGAACTTATCCATGCGAGAGAAGGAATTAGGATCAAAATCAATCTCAGGGTTGAACTTTTCACCCTTATCGAAGTCAGAAGGCTCTACCACTACATCCGGACGACCAGGGAGGACGTCAACAGTGCCAGAACCGTCGAGAACCGAAAGGATACGCTGACCGCGAGAAACATAGGCAGGAGCATCCTGCAATAACCAATCAAGAGGCATAAGAGTAAGTATTAGCGATTAGACAAACGAGTAGCAAAGGTCTTGTTAACCAAATTCTTCTTTTGAATGGAATACGAAAGATTGACAAAGAAGTTATCCTCCGAGTTAGACGCGAATGGAGAATTAACCTGACCCATATCCGTAAACAGGAGAGAGTAGTATGCATTATAGCTTGCGGACAAAACGCGTTGCTGTACCCAATAAGCGTAAAGGGGAATCTGACTTTTTGAAGTTTGAAAACGGGACAGCTGACCAAGAACCTCGTCATAAGAAGATCTAAACTCGTTAAAACAAGGCTCATAAGCCACAGTCTCCGAGGCAGATGTGGTTCCAAAGCCAAACTGGAATCCCGGAACGTCCTGATATCCAATATCGTTATAGATGGGATTAAAGTAGTCAGCACCGGTATAGTGGAGATAGTCAGGATAAACGCCGGCCCAGTAATAAACGGGTCGAATGCTCAACATATCAATGATATAACCAGGCTCGCGGAAATAATAAGACTGCCGCCGACCTAAACGCTCGTTGAAAGCGATAGCGCCACCCTGCTGACCAAGAGAACCGGTAACATTTGGGCCGCTGAAATTGCCAGTTCCAGCCTGATTCATGATAACCTGCACATTAACAGTCTGCGAGGCGCTAAAGAGAAGCTTGGGGCGGTCTACATGCTCGATTTTAGAGGCAAAAAACGTTTCCAGCCAATCACTATAACGACTACCGCCAGCACCGAGAAGGTCTTTGTATTCCTGAAGACGAGAAGCAATGGCTAACTGAGGGATGGTCGACACGCCAGTCATCGAAACCCCTTCGGAAGAGCCGACAGGAAGCAACCTGCTATAACGATCAGGATTCGAGGGCACGACGGCCATCGGATGAGCGACGAGGAAGGCGCCAAGAGTAGTAACGGTCGTGTTAGCGGCGGTGGTAGAAAATTGGCCTGCGGGACCGGCGGTCGTCAACGTCGTGTTTCCAGGATAAATAGTAGAAACGGGGTAACCGTCCTTAGAGGCGGTGATTGTAGCACCAAGATCAGACAAAAGCACCTGCGAGAAGAGGTTCCCTCGATTATACGTGTTATTCGGAGAAGTTACGGACGAAGGGTAAAACTGACTCTCGAAGAATGCGTCCAAAAACTCAAGATTGCCAAACCTCTGACTAAAAAACACCGCCTTCTCACTAAACTGAGGGACATTATACGCAGTGCCGGTAGAATTGGGAATAAAATACCAGCTAGAAGGCCAAGCAAAGGAATAAAGGCCCCACTGAGAATAGCTATAATAATTACGAACGATGTCCCAGTAAGCAAGATAAGTGTCGGCATTGCACCAGCCTAAGGGATACGACAACTGAGCTGCCGTGAGGCTGGGGGACACTGGTACGTTACTCGAAGTCGGAGTCGGAATAGATGCGGGAACGACACGTAGCCAACGAAGCAACGAGTTAGAGTAAGGGTAGTTGTCGGTCGTGTATTCGTATGAACCGGTAGTGGAAGCGGCAATAAAGTTCAAGCTTAGATTGTTCATATCAAATTTACTGCTGTTCGTCCTCAACTCAGGATGATACAACTGAAGCGGCACGTAAAAACGATGGAGCCGAACAGTGAAAGGATTAAAGGTTGGGACAGCGAGCGGGTTGCTACGAACATCGATGCCTTGCTCAATAGATACGCGGTCACGGGCGTTAACAAAATCAATGCGCACTGGATACAAAATACCCGGCGTGCAAGTAAAGGCTTTACTCTCGGGAACGTCGTATCGAGAGTAGCCATTTACGGCATGAGAAATAAAAGGCTGTTTTCCCATAAATTAAATGTTTAGTTGAAGTTTGTAATGATCTTGCCAGAATTGAAGAATATCCAAATCTAACCAAGTAGGGGGATCAAAATCGGGTAGCTTGCGAGAGGATGCAGAAAAACGCATTATCTGCTTCAGTTCCCACGTATATGCCTCTCTACGGGATACGGCGGAATTGAGATTGAACCGCTCAACACACAAAGACACAATACGTTTAACCAAAGGAGACTTGCTAAAACGTGCGTAAGAGTCAGCAGCAGCAATCGAACGTGAAACTTCGTCTTCTTGTTTAAGGTATCTAAGGTAATATCGAGGAATCGAGTAATTATAATTGATACGCTTCTCAAAATCGAAATAAGACCACGACGAAATACGAGCAGAAGGCCGAGGCATATAGCCAAGAAAATCACCAACGCCAGCAGATATGAATTTTCGCGTATAGCGGCGATGTTGGAGGAGGCAAGATAAAGGTGTAAGATTTCCATTTACAGTAACATATTTATCCGAAACGTCTTCGGGGTTGAATTGAATCTGTTTAGTAACATACTTAACGCAATAACGAGCACGCTTATGGGTAGCCTTTGCTAGCCAAACAAAGCCAAGGTCGCGGACGGCCACTCGAATATCGTTGTACAAACAGTTGGTGCCAAACAAAAAACCATGGAAATGTAGACGAGGCTCTGAGCCTATTTCCGGATGAGTACCAAACTCTTGAAAAAACGCGTGCTTGAAAGAATGTCCAAGCGTGTGACGGACGCGTTCATTCCATCGTCGAATAAACTTAGAGGGGTCAAGTAACGCTTCGTCATAATACTTAGGGGCGATCGTAATGGTAATAAATATCGCCTGTAGGCTATCCGCCTTGCAACGGGCAAGCTCACGCTCTAGTCTCACGAACCAATCATTACGCTGGCGACGCAGGCAGTCCTCGCATTTTCCGCACGGGACCATTAACCATTGGCGGGCAATGTCCCAGGGACGAAGAGCTAAAGCAGACTTAGCAACGTCAGAACCATTTCGACAAGGATTCTTTTTGTCAAAATAGCGACGATTACGTATCCATATGGGTGATGAACAAGGCATTAAAATAGGCTTTGAAGGCAATCAAACTTAATATAAGGCCTCTCGAGGCGACACCGAGTGAGATAATCTTCAGCGGAGGCCTCGTCGGCGAACCAAGCAATAACAATTCGATTTTTGCCGCGATATGCGCCAACGGAGTAGCGGTAAGAAACGCAGTCAATTATTGGAGAAGATCTAGGTCGAAAGTCAAAATAATCCATATCCGAAAACGTTATTATGCGCTTCGAAAGACGGTACTTTCGAGCGCGAAAACTGCTTCGTTACGCCGCTCGACGGCCTTAACGGCCGGGACGCTGCGCGTCTTCGAGCTCCATGGCTCACTTCGCGAATCTATATACCGAATAAATTCGGTGAGTTCGAGAGCAAAAAACTCCCAGGGGAGGAAAACTCCCCGGGGAGCGTCACAGTCAAAGAACTCTTCCACCAAGAGGGCGGGTTACTACCTTAGTTCCCCGGCTCTTCTTCTTTCGTCGTGCTTTCATTGCAGTCAAGTTCAAAGTCGAAAATAAGAATAATCGTATTGTCAAAAAACTCGATATCGAAGCCGGGAAGACTCTCGCATGCGGCGATGAGTTTGGAGATATCCGAATGGTTGACGTAAGACGAATCGCTAATATTCGAACTCTTTAAAAAGTCTGTAATAGGGGAGTTCTCGATAGCGCTGGGAGGAAGAGGCTCAAACTGACAATCTTTAAGACGTCCTACCTGAACAAGGTCGATTTTGAGGGCCGGGTTGATACGGCGAATAACAACATGAATTTCTGCCATAATAGTATAATTTAAAGTCTTGCTTGTAATCTTGCATAAAATCGCTCCCAAGCAGCTGACTGCTTTTGCCAAAATTCAACGCCCTCGGATGTCGCAGCAAATAAGAAGGCGGAGGAAATAAGCCTACTGGGATCAAAGCCAGGACTACAAAGGGAGCGCCGAATATGAGCACGCAGGCGTTCGCGAAAACTCCGATAGGGCGAAACAGTGCTCTCGTAGTTCACCTTAAAAGCGCTGAATATACCTTGGCGGACAAGCCATTCAGTGAAAGCGTACTCGATAACGTCGATCACCAAATCATTAATACGAGACTGTTTGGTTACTTTTTTCATAACAATATGGTTATTGGTTTACAATGCAAAGATGCAACAAGGAGCAACAAATACAAAGTTCAAAACGTCTAAAAAATTGTTCACTATCGCTTCAGATTGCGTCGGGTAACGAGTGTACCTCCTACAAATTCGCCATCCCGGCTATAGCGCTCAGACATAGTCTCTGTCCCGGTAGGAGCTCCGGCTTTAGAAGCGGCGTAAATGCCCGCGGCAGTAGCGAACGCCTTTGTAACATCGAAAAACAGAGCATTCTTATCCTTGCGAATGCTAAACCAATTGCCGGAAAGACTCTGACGACCTTGGCTAATATCAAGACCGCGGAGGTAAGAGTAATATTCACGACCTGTAATCTCTTCGAACTCTCCAGTAGGTTTGCCTTTCTCGTCAACCAGGGGCACTTTTACGGGGGTATCCCAAGTGACTTCAAACATACGCTGCATATCCTGCTGCTGAATGTCGAGAAGGCCAGTGCGGGTCCAGGATTCTCGAGCGGAGGCATTAGAGGCGCAAGCAAGGGCGCGAAGATAAGCGAGGTTAGCAGCTGCGGATTGCTCGAGGAGAGGGATTTCAGCATCATTCTCAGCACGAAGGCGACGAGTACGCTCAACCTGTTCAGCATACGCAGACTGGATGCGCTGGAAATCATAAGTGGCAGCGAGGTCCGCATACTTGTTGTAGGCTTCCTGATTGATAGCTAACTCGCCATAATAAGTAGCAAGCGAAGACTGACTGTTGACGTTAGCTAGCTTTAGCTGCTTCTCGAGCTCGATAAGAGCCTGGCCTTGCTCCTTAGTAGGCATCTTGTTACGAATATCTTCAGCTTGGGCGTTATCGAGATTAGCGGCGGCCTTATTACGCTCAATGGTTGAATTGACGCCCAAGGCATCGAGAGCGGTACCCACGGCGGCAGAGCCAGCGCCAGGAGGTAGAGGACTGGAAAAGTCGAAAGAACCGCCTGAAGGGCCGCCAGCACCGACGGAGCCTGAAGAACCGCCAGACATGGTAGCATTAATGCCAACACCTGAGGCGCCTAAAACGGCCGCAGGGGTAACACCAGCCTTCAAATAACGATCGAAAACCTTCGTGGGATCGTTGTAAGCATTCTCATAATCAAACTGTTTCTGCCAGTTTGCGTAGTTGATTTCACCTTGTTTTTGCATCTGCTCCAAAGCGTATTGCTGTTGAAGCTTCATTTGCTT